GTCTTTGCATTGGGACATCCTATGGGTATGGCGTGGACTGTAACCAAAGGAATTATTTCCAGTACTGAAAGGTATTCAAGACATCCCTTTATTAAAGCACTTCAAACTGATGCTGCAATCAACAAAGGAAACTCTGGCGGCCCTCTCATGAATATGAAGGGAGAGATTGTAGGGATCAATGCTTTAATTATTTCTAGAAATCAACAAAATGCAGGAGTTGGTTTAGCCATTAGGGGTGATATTGTAAAGAAATCTTTTGAATCAATGTTAGTTACTGGAAGAGTTGATAGACCAGCAGTCGGTATTATGATTATGCCGTTGGCACAGTCAAAACAGAGAAACAAAATAATAAAAGAGTTTCCCAAACTTAAATCAGAATTTATTCCAAATACGTTTGGGGTATTCGTGAGGCCCGATGAAAATCTTCCAAAGGGTCTAAAGAAATTTGATACCATCATCGGAGTTAATGGTGAAATGGTTAATGATGGATTGCAATTTTCAAATGAATTATACAAGTATAATATAGGAGATACGATTACTTTGACACTTGTACGAAAACGAAGATACTTGAAAGTAGATGTTCCATTAAAGATTTTTCCTGTTGATGCTGATGCAATGTATTCAAAAATAAAAATACCACCGTCATTGCTAAAACCAGTACAACCAAAAAAGAAACCCTAAAACCCGCACCTAAACAAAAAGAACCAATACTAAATTGAGAGGAATGGATGCCAGTAGAAAGTGAAACGGAAGATAACTATATATTATATAAAGTCTTATGTGACTATTGTGATGAAAAATATAGTATAAAATGTGTTTCTGAGACTATTGATTATTGTCCATTTTGCGGTAATATGGTCGAAGATCTTACAAGAGGAGATCAGTATAATGAGAATAGCTGGGATTGATTACTCATTAACATCGCCAGCAATATGTGTATGGAAATCTACTGATGATAGACTTTTTAACTTTGATGATTGTGCTCTATATTATCTGGAAATTCCAAAACGGAGGGGGCCCACCCCGCATGGGATTTTAAATATTCATGCTGACCCTTATCCTGAATGGGAAACAGAAGAAGAGCGACATGAACTATTGTCTAAATGGACTATGAGTATTATCACAGGGTGTGAGGTATTCATTGAAGGATATGCTTTTGCTACTTCTGGAACATCTCATGTTCGTTCTATAGCAGAAAATACTGGACTCTTAAAACATAAAATGCATAAAGTAAAGCAATCCTTTACTTCAGTACCACCTACTGTTATTAAAAAATATGCTACGGGTAAAGGCAATGCCAATAAAGAAATAATGTACGATGCTTTTTGTGCAGAAATTCTTACACCATCAGATCTAAAATCTAGACTCACACCAAAATCAAAAAAGCTTAGAAATCCTGTAACTGATATTGTAGATTCATATTTTATTTGTAAATATGGATGGGAAGGATTTATTGAAGGGTGATCAATCAAGAGAAAATCTAATCATTCCAGATATTGATATTAAGAATGAGAAAATAAGGAGAAGAAAAGCTGAGTGGTATGAAAAGAATAAAGATCGATTAGCAGAAAAGTGGAGTAATGATCCAAAAAGAAAGGAAACCCAGAGAAAATATTATAAAAGTAATAAAAAGAAAATTATGGATAGAGCAAAAAGATGGAATAAGGAAAATCATGGACAGAGAAAAATTATTCAAATGAGATGGTTGCACAAGAAATCATGGCAAGGGGGGTGGAATGGGAATTGATGCTGGAATGGGAATCGATTTAACTAAAGACGAAATGAAAAATAGGGTCTTAAATTACCTTGATTATTTGTCAGAAAAAGATCATCAAGAAATATTGGTTATTCTTTATAATATAGCAAAAAGAAGACAAGAAATAAAAAAGAAGATTGACACAAGTAAATGAATATAGATGATTTTCAAGAACTTATTGATTTGTCAGATTACCTTGCTATGTCAAATGAATACCTCATCCGCAAATTTACGGAAGGCGGTAACTACTTAATTATAGACACTTTTGGTGACTTTTTAATATTAGAAAGAGATAAAGTAGATGCCGTTTTTTCAACAATTTGGAATGACCTTTATGGTCCCATATCAGAAGAAATTCCACACATCTTAAATTAATAAACACTTGACTTCCTCTCCCTGTCATGATATAATATAGGTATAAAATGAAACCTCGTGATAATAATGTTAAACAAAGACAACTACATAGTAGATCCAATTGATACAAAAGCCGCACTTAATATAGTAATTAAGAATCATTATCTTCATCGGGTAGCACCATGTTCAAAGGCATTTGGTATTTTTGAGAAGGGTGGATTCTTTGGGGGAATCCTCAAGGGAGTTGTTTGTTATGGTGTTCCTGCATATAATCCAATTCTTAAATCCATATGTGGTAAAGAGGAAATGAACAATGTCTATGAGTTGACTCGACTCTGGATAGATGATTCAGTACCAAAAAACGGTGAAAGTTTTCTTATATCAAACTCATTAAAAAAATTAGACAAAGAGATAATAATATCCTATGCGGATACTACTCAAAATCATCTAGGAATTGTCTATCAATCATCAAACTGGCATTTCATAGGTCTTACAAAACCCATCAAGGACATTAGAATAAAAGGAATGGACTTACACCCTGCCAGCATTACTGATAAGTTTAGAGGACAAAAGAATAGAGTAGAAAAGATTAAAAAGATGTTTGGCGAAGAAAATATATATAGAGAAGATCGTGCACAAAAGTTTCGTTATGTAGTTTTCAATGCAAATAAAAGACGTAAAAAAGAACTCATGAAAAAATTGACCTATTCCATTTTACCATACCCTAAAAATATTGAGGAGACTATATGACTTTAGATTTAAACAATATTCTCAAAGTGAGAAAAATGCCTTACGAAGAAGAACGGTATTTGAACATGACCATTAAAGTACTAAAGGAGCAAGTAAAGGTGTTTACTTCTCGCCTTGAACCGCATGATACAGGGCATTTACATACCACTATTAGTACATTAACTCATAGAATTACGGAGCTTCAAAATGAAAAAGAAACGGGTCGGCAAACGAGGGAGGAAGGGATGGAGAAAACGTAGTCCTCGATGTACCCTTTGTACCTACTATCGATGGATGGGAAATATAAAAGGCAGACACCCAATACAAGAATTGAAACAATTAGACAAAGAAAAGCATGAAAGAGATTGAGAATAGATTAAGGTCATACAAGGATGCACCATGGCCCGATGAGAATATAGTATTTGAAAATGAAAATATAGTAGTGTATAAAGATGGGTATCCTGTTACTGAAGGGCACTTATTGTTTGTTCCGAAGAGAACCGCAGTAAGCCATCTTCTTGACATTATGCGTTGTTTTGAGACGGCGTATCGACAAGGTACAGAAGGTGTAGAAAACGGTGAATGGGAAGCATTCAATGTGGGTATCAATAATGGAGTAGCAGCAGGACAATCAGTAATGTGGCCTCATGTACATCTCATTCCCCGAAGAAAAGGAGATACACCAAACCCAAAAGGTGGTGTCAGAAATGTAATTCCACTTAAAGGAAATTATGATGATGCAATTTTTTCATGTGATGATTGGGAAAATGAAGGTGGTGTGATTTTGCCCGATGTAGATGATAATACACCAAGAGAAGAATTGGATGCATGGTCTGTAAAATATCACCGCAAAATTACCAGGCTAAAGACTACTACAAAAGCAACCGCAAAGGGCCCTGCTGCAAAAGAAGATCATTGGAAAGAAAGATATGAAGGATATAGAGAATGGAAGAAAAATCTGGAATTCTACAATATAATATGAAAGAAGATAAAATGGAAAACTTTAAGACACGAGAATTGAATGCATCTGATTACCATAAGGATCATCCATATATGAAATCTCTAGACAAAGCTCTGTCCCACTATGTTGCGACTAGGAGCTTGATTGCACAAGGACAATATGAGAAGTTCAAAATTGACATCCTAAATGCACTTTTTCATCCACAGGCAAAATATGATAAAAGAGTAGAGTCACCAAATAAGAAATAGAATGGTATGATAATAACTACTGCTACAATTATAATAGTACAAGCTCTTGTTGTGAGCTGGATTGTATTTACAAATCCTGAACCCTGCCCTAGAAAGTATAGAGTAACACAAGAAAGAGGTGGTGTTTTGACAAATTCAGCAGATGTCCATCGTTACTGTGAACTAGACTACGGAGGGAAATTCGTGTTAAAAGATGAGTTCAAAAAAGAAAATGAAGAAAAATGAAGCTATGATAAAGTGGATGTTCATACTCATAATGGCAGTAGCACTAAGTCTTATTAGTGGATGTGCAGATACTGCAGATGCCGAAAACTCATCTCTGGCTACGGCATCTGAAGAATCAAACAACGATTCAACAACAACACGTAGTAGCGAAACGATATGGGCCGCAATAGTCCTGACTTGGAACCCAGTTATTAGGACAATAGACAAGGAATTTGCTTCAGAAGTGGCCTGCTGGAATTACTATGAGGGTGATGTAGGAGAAAGTAAATTTGGTACACAACACCTAGACCACCAAGGCAATCCACCAACTAAAGATTTTCACTTTGGGCAGGACGGAGTGAGAGAATACCCTATAAGGACTTACAGAGGTAAAGACGGGCAAGGATCAGTCTGGTTAACGTGTGATATAAAAGGAAGGTACAAAGGACTATGAATAATCTAAGACAAAATTTTCAACATGCACAATGGGGCTCAATCATAGGTAACGAAAAAGGTATAAGACTAGCTGTACTCAAGGATGAAGTAGCACATTTAAAATCAAAACTTAATGACGAAGATACAAGTGTAAGTATATTAAAGACTACTATTTCTACGTTAAATCTTCATGTGAAAGAACTAGAGAAGAAATGAAACATCTATTAAAATTTCAGGATGCTCATGCTCCTCGCTTATTCTTTGGTCTAGAAGAAGACATTAGACTAGCTGTTCTCAAAGATGAAGTAGACCTCTGGCAGAAACGTGGGACTCGTAATATGTGGTTAAGAGATACGTTAAAAGAAAGAGTAAAAGAACTAGAGCGAAAATTATTCATAAAAGAGTCTGAACGTAGGGAAAGAGATAAATTATGAAATTTCTTTCTATATTATTTACCCTACTGCTCCTGTCATTACCTGTCAAAGCATACGAATTATTGATGGTTTCCGTCAGT